ATGAAATTCCTTGTAATTTTTGCCATTTTATTTTATTTGCTTGTCCATACCTCTTAAATTCATCAACAGTCTTCCCGGATGAATATTACTGATTCTGATTTTTGCATTTCTCAATAGCGCAGCTTTCTCTTTACGGGCACGAGCAACAATGTACTCTTGCACACCTAACTTTGAATTGAGTATTTCATATTGAATGTAAGCGTAGACATACTTTTCAAACAACTTATTTACTGTTATTCTTGAATTATCTCCACCCTCCATGCCATCTGAAACATACTCAAGAATACAAGACAGCCCGGACATTGATGAATCAAAATTAATCACTCCGCTTTTACGGTCAACGTTAAACGTAGGATTGAAGTTTGCCGTCTCTGTATTGAGGCCATAAGCTGCACCGATGTTTCCTTCAAAGTACCACATACCATCATAGTTCCAACCTAACTGACCATTGAATTGATTTCCTTGGTTAAGATAGATGCTCTTCTTGATGTGAGTCAAACGGTCATAATCAATTTCGGAATATTGAGGAGATAAAGCGTTCCCATTTTGGTCAAATAAAATTCGTCCTGTATTATCCTGTAAGTACGCTTTTGATGAAATTGTTTGAATGTTTTCAGACAAAGGACGAAGCCATCCGTCTTTATATAATGAAATACGTACCCAATTTACAAAATCAGATGGTAAGATATACCTAAGCATATCGGGCACCGTTAACTCCAATACTTTTATCTCTTTAAATGCATCGTAATTCAATTCCTGAATAGCACGTTTTGCATGGAATAATATCTTATATCGCTCTTCATTGTTTACTAAGGAATGGTTTCCCGAGTACATTAACAAAAAATTATTTACAATGTCTTGAAGACTTATATATTGATAAGAGCCCCAATTGCTATCCTCAGGAGTAACACCCCCGTTCTCGTAATATTGATATTGTGAAATATATGCCATGGTTTATTTTTTATGGATTTTGTTCTTGCTGTTGTTTTGCAAAACCAAATTGAGCAACCTCTGATTCTCTTATAGATATACCACAATACTGAAGAATCCTTGTTACTAACTTATATTCATCTTCAGTAGGCAACTCAAAGTCTTGATAGTCTAACTGTGATTGGTCAAACACCGGCTCCCCATTTGATAATGTAATATATGTCCATTTTGGATTTTTCGGAAACCGAAAATAAGTAGCCTCTACCTGACCTTTATTTGCTATAGTTAAAGGGTAAAACGCAATGGTCTCACCTTGAAGAACATAGGCGGGATATTCGTTTGTCGGTGGCGTTAAATTTGAATTATTCAATAAGAGTATCTTAGAATTAAGAACTTTTTCAGCCTGCACCTTTGTTGAAGCAGAAAAGATTCCATAACTATTTCCTGAAGCTAAGAATATATTTGAATCTAAAATTATTGTAGTATTATTTAATACAGATTGTACGGTTGATATTAGTCCTGTAGTAATATTAGTAACAATATCACCGGGCAAAATACCATCTGTTGTGAAAGTTGCTGTACTATCAACCAATCTACCACTTATAACAGATGTATTCGTACCTATTTTTAGTGTAATAGGATAGCACTTCAGGTCTAATAACATATAAGACAGATAACCTGTAGTAGTTAACGATGGAGCAGAGAAAATATTGCCTTGAACTTTTGACAAATAGTCTGTTCTTAAAAAGCCTTCCATTGCCTCAGCAATCGGCTTGCTCCTGTCGGCATAATCGGTGCCTGCCATACGAGCGTTCTCAGCATTTATTACTTGATTGTAAGCGTCAAAATACTCTTCGTAAATTTCCATCTGAGCATTCTGAGCATACAGATTAAAGTCAGAAGGAGAGATATATCCGTAGTTGTTTTTGTTCAACACGGACAAGACCATGTTTCTTACAGAATTTATCATTTTTATATTTTCAAACAAATATACATAAAAAAAAGGGGCACAATATGTACCCCCCTCGATTGCTGCTATATTGATTATGACCTTACGACATAGCCGCTTCCAACATTTTAAGAGAGTCAATGCCCTCATCACTCTGTAGGAAGTGAGCCGTCATTTGATATGGGTCTTCTCCGTATGGGACTGACAGCATTTTCTTTTTATTTGAAGAGGTATTATACCAAACCTCTTTATCATTATTTCTTAAAATTAGTAATTTATTTTCAAAGAACAAATGAACCTTGGCCTGAAATTTTAATTCAGGGTCATTAAGAATATTTAAAAACTCTTCCGGCTCATTCTTGGCAAATACCAAAATATCCCGTCTTAGTTCTGCAGTTGTCACTGTTGATGGGTCTTTACCAAATAACACACGTGTAAGGGTCTCTATTTGGTCTACAGCTAAATCTTTAGCTTCTACCATAGCTTTAATCTGAAGGTCCAAATCGCTCACTTCAGCTGCCGCATCCTTCTCCTTATCTACCTCTGAAAATACAATTCCATTTAGAGGATGGTAATGAAGGAACTCCTGTAATACCGGATTGTTCTTTGGGACTCTTAAAAATCCGTCTTCAAATATAATCGGCTCAATAATCGCATTCCCGTCCTGTTGGTCTTCAAATGGAGACTTCTGATTGATTGCATATCTTAATGCACGATTAACGTTATTCTTTTCATCATACCACATTAATGGGTATCTTGGATGATTCCTTGAAGCTAATGTGTACGATAGAGGGTTGCCTGTTTTAAGTTTATAAACTTTATCTGTAGGCACTAATTTTTTTTCACTTATTGACATTTTATTGAATTTGATTTGATTTAAAAAAAGGAGAGTGTCTTTGAAGACACCCTCCATTGGGCTAACTTATCTACTATCCATAACGGAACAATACAAAGTTGTTTGCACCTAAGGTACATACACAACGCTCAGACAAGAAGTTTACCTCCATTGCATCCAAGTCAGAGTTGTTTGCACCTCCGGCAGAACCTGTAATCCAAGTCTTATAACGTCTGTCTTCTGCTTCAGAAGCACGATAGCGAACGTGCAAGAAAGGACGCTTGGCGTTCTTGCCAAGGATTTGGTCGTATACTGAGGTAGAACCTGCAGGAACTAACAAACCGGTAATAGTACCTGTTGCAGTTGCAATTGTAGTATTAAGACCACCACGCATTGTTGGGTCGTTCAGATATTTCCAATCAGACTTATAAAAGTCATAACCTCTGCGGAAACCTGTGAAACCTAAGTTTAACGCCATGTCAACATCATTGTCAAACAGACCATAAGATGCAGCGCCTGCAGCGTTAGCACCATTGTATCCGTTCAAAGTAGCCAACATATTGTCGATGTCAAAACTCAAACCACGGTTTACAAATACAACGTTTTCTTCGATAGCACCTTGCTTATCCAAACGAGAAACGATAGAATCCCAATCAGACAAACTTGTTGGAGTACCACCGCCCCAAACGTTGCCTCTGTTATTTACTACGTAGAATACCCCTTCAGAACCCATCATACCTGCAGTTTTAGCACCTGAACCTACAGCAGCAGGAACAGCTTCAATCATTGCAGTTTCAAGATAATCTTCAAAGCGAAGACGAGTTTCGTGCTCTGATTTTAAATACCAAAGATACCCGGTAGCACCGTTTTCTGTGGTTACTTCAACCCAACCAATTTGAGCCATGTCAGAACCGTTAACCGCATATTTATCTTTAATGATAATAGGGTTATTTGAGAAAATGTCATCTTCAGCTTCCAAAGAGCCAATCATTCCGTTAGTTCCTTTTTTAAACTCAGAACCGTAAATGAATACAGTACATTGAGTAGAAACTGCAAAAGCCTGACCACCTGCTTCGTAGAAAGCTACAGTAAAGGTTGTTGCTGAAGGAACTGCTGTTACGATACCTTTGTTGAACACACCTGAAGTGTTGTTCTGAATCATAACAGTTTGGCCAACACGGATTGCAATGTAAGTCACACCTGAATCAGCTACAGTAAATGTCGCTGTTGCGGCACCTGCTGCTGCGGCTGATGTACAGTTTGTGTATTTAATATGCAAGCGGCCTTGCTCTGCCCATTTGATTTGGTCAGAATTAGAAGGCATCTCTGCTCCTACCATACGTAAAAAAGATGCAATTGTGCGATTACCATAACGCTCAAATTCTTTCTCATAAGTATCAGGGAGATACTGATTCAAGAAGTTGAAGTTAGTAATGTAGTTTGTTTGTAACGCCACCTGTTCTGCAGAAGGCTGCAGCGCAAAAGTGGGGTTGCTTAAAAGTGTACCTGCCATTTTTTTAATTTTTTAAATGTTATTGTTTTTTTATACTGCGGATTTTCAGTTTTCTTCCCGAATCAGGGTTTACCGCCTTCACCTGCATTCCTCCTGATACTTTTCCAACTTCAGGAACGCTTTGCTGAGACATATTAATGTTTTTAATCTTACGAGTAACATCATCAGTAGCATCAGCCTTTCCTTGTTCATAAAAGAACTTTGCAAACTTCTCAGGATTCATTGCTATAGACAAAGACCTATGGTATCCTGCCGCATCCTTAATCAAACCTTTTTCATCCAAAAACTTATTAATAAAGTTCTGTGGTGTTGATTGAAGTTTTTTTAATTCATTGGCATCACCCGGAGAAAACACAATTTTCTTGTCATTAACATTAAACTCAAAACCTTTGAACTCATTGCTAAAAACTTCATCTGTCTTTTGGTCAAACCATTGACGCTTGCGTTTTGCCTCCTCTTCCAAAGTCTTCGCCTTATTGATGTACTCTTTGTAGCTTTCATACTCTGCCTTCTCTTCATCGGGAATAGATGCCATTCTTGACTCAAGGGGCACCTTGTATTTCTCTTTATGAGAATTGAAGTATTTCTTTGCTTCAGCGAGTACCTTCTTTTTTGCGATTTTAGCTTTCTTAATAGAAGAATCATCATCTAACTGTTCGTCATAATGATATTCTTCCATCAAGGAATTGATGTCTTCTTCATCAAGTCCTTCTTGAGTAGCGGTCAAATATTCCTTAAGAAGTTGGTCCGGATTCATTGATTCGTAATCCTTATTCAACTTTAAGAAGTCTTCAAAACCTCTACCTGTTTCTTGCTTGTATTTTAAAAAAGCAGACACATCTTCAGGTAACTTTTCAGTTTGCTCTCTTTCAGCAACAAGTTCCTCTAAAGAATTTATCTGTTTATTATACCTCTTACCAATATATGAAAGAACATCTTCTTCTTTTAACTCAACATCATTATTACTTATTTCAGACAAGCTATTTGCATCTGAATTTTCATTACCTGTTGATTCGTTAGAATCATCGTTGTTTGTGGTTAAAGATTTCTCATGCTCATCAAGCAATTGTTTCTCTACCTCTTGAACACTTTTTGGCTCGATAATATCTAACGCTCTTACTTTAAACTCCATTTGATTAAATTTAATTTGTACAAAAATAGATTAAAATTCTGACATTTTATCGTGGTTCAAATTCAGCCAAATCAAAACCATCTAAACTGTCCTCGTTTGATTCAAAACTTAAAGGAGGCAAATTGTTTTTACGTTGGTTTATCAGTTTTGATTGCTCTGAGTTCTGCTGACTGATACGCTTAGATTTAGCTTCCTCTTTCATCTCCTCTCTCTTATTCAAATCTTCGACCTCCATGCTACGAAGCTGAAGATTATAATCAAACTCTTCTCTCATCAGTAAAGACTTCAATGACGCATCGTTCTTATTCTTCTCTATTTCAAAAGCAATTTCAGCCTGCTTAATCTTAATTTTCGACTGAGTCTCCATCTCAATCTTTTGCATAGCTGCCTGTGCAGCAAACTGCTGAGATTGTAACTGTTGCTGTGCCTGAACAGCTTGCTTCTGCATAGCCATCTTCTCTTCTCTTTCCTGAGTCTTAATACGTTTCATTTTGAGAAGTTGATTGGCCAACTTTATATTTCGTATTTCACGAATATCAATAGCATCTTCAAGATTAATATCTCCTTTTGACAATGCCATTTGAATGTTTGCTTCAAGCTGCGACTTTTGCTCTTCATCAGGAGAGATTTCAATAAAAATACCAAAGTCATAAATATAAAGGTCTTTAATATCATTAAGAATAGACACGTTATACTTTCCAATTTGATTGGTAAATTCATCAGCAAAATCAGAATATTCCAATATGTCTGCAATACGATAGGTTAATGCTTCTGATAATGAACGATATAAATACAATGAAGCATCAAGGATGTGCCTTGTTGCTGTATTTGAATTTAATGCAGCCAATTTCTGTAGACCAACTAATGCATTAGGGTCAGGAGTAGAACCATCTCTTGCTTCATTTAGCCCTGTCACAGACCTAATCATATCAATATAATGATTCATGTTTGTGATAAGCATTTGTGTTTTGGATGCACCTGAATTAGATGTAAGCTGAGTAATTGGGACTCTTGCATTATTAAAGTCTCCATCTTGAGTAAAACTTCTTCCTATTACACTACCTGTTTGGAAATATAGTCTTAATGCATCCTCAGGATTGTATGCATTACCGTTGCCAAGGTCAACCTCATTTAAACCATCGGCATCAATGAACACACCATCAGGAACAGTCCGGGCAATAACCTGCTGTAACTTTAAATGCGTAATTTGAATTAGGTCAGCAAATGGGACCATTCTACGACAAAGAGATTCAATAACGCCTTTATACATACGAGGAGCACAAGCCACATAATTAGGCAATGCGTGTTGAGATGCTGACTTTGGACGTACCATATTCTCAGACAATTTCCACTGTATAAGCATATTGGTTCCCATTACCATAATCCCTTCATACCATACATCAATCGTTCTCTCAATCTTTTCAAAGTTACCCTCTTCCATCATCTCTACAGGAGGATTAAAAGTGTCGTCTTTTTCAATAACACGAGAACCGCCACTTTCAAGTTTCTTCTTTTTATAGACAATCTTTTTTGTTGTCTTATAATTAAAGTACAAAAGGGTACAAGTATCACGATAGAACATACTATTCTCATAGAATTGTGCTACGTTGTAATAATCATACCAAGCCTGACTATATTGAGTTATTTCTTGTAAATCTTCTTTGGTTAAAGATTGGTCAATTTTCATCAATTCTGTAAGAGGAACTGTTTTAATTTCTCCCCAATAAAAACAATCTTTAAAAAATGGGTCTTCCGTGTAACTATATACCACATTTGCCGGGTCTACGTAAGATATTTTAACACCGGTACCCTGAAGAAACTCGTGCTTTGCAATGCCAATACCGATTACCGTAATGTCGTAATCCAATCGTTTGCGAATATCATCATAATGATTTTCGTCAAAGATGGTATTAATTGCTTCTTCTTCGGCAATCTCAATAGCCGGTTTGTAATTAAGCTGCATAAAAAGAGATAACTCTTCGTCAGTTTGAGGCAGCTTTTCAGAGTCCATCATAAATGGATTAACTCCTGTTTCTTCCTGTATAATACTCAGAACAGGAGCGCCAACCATTTGGGCTTCTACCATATCCTGATATTTACTTCTTTTTGATTGAGACATGGCATCCTGAGAATAAGCCTTAACTTTAAAAAGCCTTCCGGACATTCCATTAACAACTATATCAATAAACTTTGGCAAAATTGGAACCGGTGTCCAATCTAAATTAAGATAAGATAAGTCACCATCAATTGCTAATTCATTTTTGTATTTTGCAATAGGCTGTTCACCTCTTGCATATAAACGAAGTCTTCTAAAATCCTGCCATTGACTATAGTATCTACATGAACTTCCGTCTTTACGGAACCACTCATATTGAATAGCTTGACCAACCTGAAGGCCAAATGAATCAGATTCTTTTTCTGCATCAGTCGCCAATTGACTTGGAAAAGAAGTAGCGTTTATTTGTATTTTTATATCTTTCATCTGATTAATTGACTTGTGGTTCCATCATTTTTATACTTAGCGAAGTTAATAATTAATTTTGATTCTTTTTTCTCAGGAACATATAGATGCTTTTGGTTGGCCATTATACACAATCCGGAACTAATTGATGCATCAAAACGAGTTCTATCATTTATATCAAATTTAGCCCAATCCTCAAGAGTCCTTGTAAAAGGCATTGTTCCCATTTCCTCAGGGTCTCTATACTTCCCTTCCAAGTCTAATCCAATATGCTTCTCAATATAAGATTCGATAGCAGATGCGTGTGCCTGCTTAACATCTTCTGATGTATTCGGAATACCACCTAACTCACGCTCAGTCTTTGTTAATTTATTAAAAGGTTTATCAGGACGATTAATACAGAATCCTCTGTATCCTCTATTCTTGAAATGATAAAGCAACCTTGGCTTATTGTTCTCGGCTAAGATTGGCATACCGTAAAATACACAAGCCATTAAAACTTCCTCAAAGAATATCTCAGCCGTTTGAGGACGAGCAATGTATTCAAGAAAAAACTGATTAACAGGGGCATCGTCCATGTGAAACTTGGTCATGCCGTGGAGGGAACCATTTGACCCACGACCACCAACTACGGCTGAAATGTCGTAAGAGTCGCAACCAAAAGAACCAAGATGCTCATTGCCGGGATATTTAATTCCACTCCTTACGTGTATGTTATTCTGCATATGTTTTGGGGGCGCCCAACTTATACTAAACCGGCCACGATGGTCAGGTGTCCAAATAACCTGCGTGTCTTTTATACCATCCTTCCAAGAAAATGACCCTCGAGTGATGTATTGCTCCTTAATCATCGAGTCATTATAGTCAATCTGTTGGTATATCTTTGTAAGATTGAAAAGTGCCTGCTTGCTTTCATCTCTGAATGCATGAGACCTTGTTCTTGGAAACTGACGATAAAACTCGTTTAATGCTTCTGAATCATTCTTCAATGACTCCACTTCAGCCTCCCAATAGTCAATAGCCCCATTCTTTATCATTGCCCCATCAATACCAAGAACAGGTGTGTCCGGTTTTCTGAATACAGGGAATCCATATCTGTCGATAAAGCCCTCCATGTTCCATTCCATTGGGATGAATAAAGAGTAAAGCCCACTTTTTGTCTGACCATTTGCATTACGCTTTTGTACGTTTGATTCCTCAAACATATCCTTGTAGTTCTGACCTCCCTTTGATAGTGCATTGGAAGTTGAACCCATCATACACTTCCCGATAATTTTGCTACCAATACGAAGACAAGTCTTGGTCACTCGCCAATTCTCTTTGATGCTTACCGGCTTTGTCCACTTACCACTCTCGTCATGGGCCAAGAATAACAGCTTCTCTCCATCATAAGAGTTATCCTCCGTGTTCTTCCAATCTATTGTCGTGTCAAGACCATCCACATCATTGTCGTCTGACTCGTACATATTCTTCTTGGTAATCTTGGATGCCGGTACCCTGAACGCCAATTCAGTCTTTGGCTTGTCCATACCATCCATGATTGGCTTGAAAAAAAACGGAAGCCTGCTGTTAATTGGAACGACCTTGTCGGTAAACATTTTCTTTGCATCGGCACCGGTCTTTGATAAAATACCTATACGTGCATTCCTTGCAAGAGTACCAATATTGACACACTCAGAAGATGACATAAATGAAAATCCGGAACGTCTTATCTTCAGGTATATCATACCAAAAGCCCTTGGGTCAGCACGACAGGCTTCCCAAAATATCCAATAGATTCTGTTGGCCTCACGGAAGTCAGGATATCCAACGTCAATACTTGCCCACTGCAGGTACATATAGTGAGACCCGGTGATATAGGTCTTGACTCCACAGTTCAGGAACCAATAACCTTCGTCACGATAGTTGAACTCCTGCTCAATATAGTCTACCCACCGGGCTTTAAATTCTTTTGGCTTATCGTTCCACTGAAATATGGACTGTATCTTGGCCAACTCTCTTGGAAGTTCCTGTCGCTCCCAATACTGTTCGACCTTGCTTGAGTGTCTTTGATGACACTTTTCGGGCTCAACAGGAAGTGCAATCCTTAGCCCTTCGATTTCTATTACCTGCCCAATTTGTCCGGTCTTTGAAATGACAATAACATCATATTGGTCATTATACCCATAGAGCCATGACCTCACTCTGTTCTTATTAGAGATGACGGCTTTGGGTATGTAGTCTACGAGTACCCGGTATAAACTATTGTCTTGACCTTCTTTCTGCAAATCCTTGTTTTGTATCTGTTCTGCTTGTACCTCGCTCTGATGCTTCTATGGTTTCTTTCTCAGACTCAATCCTGCTTAATATTTCAAACGCATCGAATATCGCCAATTTCTTTGTTGCTGCTGCATTCTTCAATTTATCCGCTGCAAGTTCATCTCCGTTGTCTTCTTCTCCTTTTTTTACAACACTTTCTTCCGCAACTTTAATCAGTTCGTCAACAGCTTTGTAGCCGGCCTCAATAATTCTCAGCTTTATTTCTTTTGTATTCTTCATTTTTTTTAAACTACAGTTTGATTGTTATTTGATGGTCATACATTCTGTACAGCTTCTCGCCTTCGACATTAAACTCATATTCACTATCAGGAGAAAAACATACAGTATCTCCCTTCTCAATTCCTCGTTGTAATAAATACTCATTTGGATAAACCATTGTAGCCATAAGAGGCTCTTCACTGAATGGTTTTTTGATATAACTCTCAGTAGCAGGAATTGGTTTTACAAAGCAATAGCGGTCATAAGCGTTCCACGTAGAACCCTTTTTGTACATGAAAAATTGGTCTGTTTCAATAAAGAACAAATCGTCCCTAAAGAACGACTTGCCACTTTTTTGCCTGCCCTTAATGTCGTTGTAATATTTGAAGACGTTATGATGCACAAGAAGTATATCGCCTTCTGAGATTGGTCCATTATATCCCAAAGGAAGACTCACTACTTCGGCAAAACGATTAGAGAATTTATGGTCTTCTTCAGAAGTGCTGATAATAAATTCAACCCCTCCAATGTCTTTTGTGTTATCGTATCTCTTCCCCTTTACCGGTTTTGTTATAAAATAAAAAGGAGACCTCATTAGATATTGATATTGTATTCAATTGAAATAGGAATATTTGATGTAAACTCTTTCCAAAGCAACACTTCGTTTTTCTCGTTTATAATATACACCTTTATTGATTGTTTAATTGAATCAAATGAAATAAGATGTACAGAGTAAGTATCCCCGAGAACCTTCTGACCTACAAGGTAGTGCATAGCACCACCTTTGTAGTCAGGTCCGACAGATATTTTACGGATGTCCATTACAGTTGCTCCTCTTCCTCTTGAATAAAATCAATACCGGTTGTCCAATCTTTCAAAAAAGTCAACGTCTCCAAGCCATCTTTGTTAATCACTTCGATGACCTTGAACTCAAACTCCTTGTTTGACAACTCTTCAATTTGCTTGCTCAACTTCTTGATGCCTTCCTTGTTGAATTTGTAACCACCCTTTTCATCAACCAATAAGATACCCTTATCGTCAGTGGCCGCATTATCCAAACGGAGTTCCTCTATCTTCTTCTGATACTCCTCACTGTATGGCTTTAATTTCTCATACATCTTAAACAGCTTTTTCTGTACCTTGGTTTCTTGATTACCAATAGTGTTGCTGATTTGGTTTACGAGCAGATTGAGGTCTTTGTAGCTTTTCTTGATTGTCATTTAATTTGATTTTAATTATAAAATGTAAAAATAATGAAAAGAATTTAAACAATCACTCTTAGAACTATGGTGCAATAGGAGGAAAGTCTCCAATAATAGTCAAGTTAAGCTGTTCAGCTATCCAATCCCATGCATAGGAATCAACTTCCCATTGGTCATAAGCTGCACCTGTCATTGTCAAATTACCTTGTGCAACTTGAATGCCTTCAGCGCCATCATTTTCTGTCATCATGCTATAATAAAAAGTAGCACTTGTGTTCAATATTACACTGACAGCGTAAGCGTTTAATATCTTCGCCTCTAATGTTTGTCCATTGTTCCAAATAAGAACCGGTTGAATTTGTTTCATTTTTATTTTTTTTTATAGTCCATAAATACCCATTGTTCCAAATGGGTCAAAAGATACAAAACTTGATTCGTAAAAAGTAATCCTTCTCCACGTAGTCGCATCATTACCCAACGTCAACTGCGTCTGCGCTACGTTATTGGTAGGTGCAGCCGTTGTTTGTATTTGATAAGCAAACGTAGCTGATTGGTCATTACCTGCCAAGTTTCTATACTGAGCAGACAAAGTTCCTTTCGTCCAATTCGTACCGGATAGTGTACCCCATGTATTATCGTCAGCTGTCATCCAAGAGGCTATTGTTACGTTGCTTCCATTGGCAGGTGTAACACCTGTTACTGTAATTGTTGCCGCTGCAGCTGCAGCTGTTGTTGCTATTTGTTCAGTTGACCATATATTCGTAGCGTTATCGGGTCTAAACACTAACATAATAGCGCTCGTGTTTGTTCCTGCGCTAAAGTTAAACGAAGGATTTGCATCCCACGTCCCATTAAACGTTGCCCAAAAGGTATTCATTGCAACGTTTGCTGTAGTAATGTTCCTGCCAATCTCTGTCCACGCTTGTCCCCCTGTGTTATTTACTGAAAAAGTAGCCGTACCTCTTTGTTGTACATACACAACCACTAAATCCCCTTCCAACATAGATGCCGGTGGAGTAAGAGTAATCGTTGTTGTTGCGTTTGTGCCATTATCAACAGGCACAGATGTTGCTCCAAAGAAAGTAGGCATTATAAATAAATTGAGTATTCGTTTAACCACAAGGAGTCGATAATCTCTTGGTCAGTCATAGTTTCAGGAAATATGAAAGGGCTTCTTGAAAACTGAATAACCAATAAACCATCTTCATATCCGTTGCACTCAGCAATCAAAGACATCATTCCGTCACCTATAACAACCTTATCGAAAAGTTCAATAGTTTTTGTCATGTTCGTTAGATTTCATATCCATAAATAGCAACATCTAATGATATTGCCGCATCTGTAGTTATCCTTAATTGATGGTCTGCTGTCGCAGCAAATATGCCAAAAGGGAGACTGATAATTGCACCGGGTCTTGCATTTGCAGACGGAGCAAAAGAGCCTGCCCATACAAGTTGGTCAGTACCGGCTGTATAAGTTGTATCACCGGACGCACCAAACCAAACAATCACTCTCGCTGCAGTTGTTGCATACGAAGCAATTGATAGGTATGTCACGACAACTTTCTTTGTAGCTGTTGGAATCCACATCGCAGTACCTGTTTGCTGCGTAGTATAGTTTGCGCTTCTCCAAACCTGCATAGCAGAGTCAATCGTTCCAATTAACTGTCTTCCAAAAACGTCAGCAATACCATTCACTCTGTCATCGGTTGCGACAGGAGTTGGTAGTGCAGATTCTGCTCTAAATCCTATTTTCACGGGATTACCGGTATCAGGAGCATCATTTGCTACATTCCCAACAACGGGCAATGTTTCGTTTGATATGTTAGCTATGACCGAACCGCTTACATCTAACGGTTCATTTTGAACCGTAACAGGTAAAGACGATTGGTTTGATGCTACTACTACAGGGGCTGAGTCAGCCATTGTAGCCTGTCCATTTGGGTTATTCGGGTTGTATGACATTTTTTATATTATTAACCAATTTGAATTATTAGATACGAGTGTAATAGACTCATTTACTCTAACAAGTACAGCAGTAAGACCTCCATCTATTGTTTCAGAACCTGCTCCATCTACTGTTAAATTTGGAGTACCTGCTGATTTTTTAACCACAATGGTAGCCTTATTTCCTACCGCTGTAGGAAGGGTTACAGTAAATGTACCACCCGTAGTATCACAAGATACTATTTTTGTTCCTGCGGTTGCTGTTTCAGAATATGTAGTCGATACTGATGCAACAGAGTATGCAACATCAGCAGGGGTTAAATAATCAGTTCCTGCTATCGCTGCGCTGATTGCTGTACCATTACCTTTCAATAAACCGGTTACGGTTGTACTGATAGTGATAGCCGGAGTTGTAGAAGCGTTTGCTACACTACCTGCAAAACCGTTTGCTGACACTACAGATACAGATGTAACAGTGCCTGAGCCTCCTCCACCTGCAGCGTTGAGTAATCTCCAACCGCCACTTGTGTTCTCGTAAGTACCTTCCGTTCCGTCTGTCTGATATACAATCAAACCAACTGCAGGAGAACTGATAGCAGTTCTCTGTGCGGCTGTCATACGTGGAGGAAGAAAACCTTGGGTGGTAGATTCTATTGAAACAGCTGCTGAAGCAGGTATTGTTTGCCAAGTTCTCCAACCAAGATGCAATGTTTTAACTGTTGCAATAAACGCTTCTTGGTTAGTTACTTCTGTGTTATTAGTAGCAAAACGAAACTGACCATTACCGAATAAGCCGATATATCCAACGTTTGACGTTTGATTATTATCACTAAAAAACCTTAATCCACCGAAAGATTGAGAACTTGCATGAACTAAAGAAACCCATCTTCCTGAACCTGCTCCAAGTGTTGTATTTCCAACTAAAATACCGCCTGATGTTTCACCACCCGTCATAAAGTTCCGAGTATTAAATTGGTCGAAAACTTCAAAAAACTGAGTTGAACTACTTGTTATTGTTGCACCTGATGTAGTTATAGTTAATCTATTTTGAACCCTTGCAGTACCATTCACATCTAACTGAAAACCTGCATCAGTAAACGTACCACCGTTCTGTATAACAACGTTACCTGTACCACCAAAAATTCTCATCCTATCAGTCAATGACTGAAGTGTAGTACCTGCCGTTGTAGCCGTGGCAGTAGAAAAAACTAAACTTCCGGGAGCCCCCGTACCTGTTCCTCTTGCACCTGCTAAAACTAAGTTTAATGCTGCTGCATCTGTCTTTCCCGCTTCCGTAGTTGGTTGAAGCACAACCCCACGGTTACCACCTCCAAGCTGATTGACTGTTGAATAACCAATACCGAAATAGACATTATTTAAGTAGTCAGCTGCAGACCCCCCTATACCAAATGTAACTGAACGGGTTAAAGCAGTACCACCACCAAAATGAATACTATTGCTTATATCACCATTTGTTACCTGATTATTTACAGCAATATGAATATTACCACTACCCGAAATTATCCCTCTACCTGCAAACATTCCAATAAAAACATTAGTGCCACCTGAGGTCAACTCATTACCGGCTTGTCTACCAATTAAAGTATTTTGTGCTCCTGTCGTAAGTAGACCTCCACCCCCAAAAACATAGTTTGCATCTCCTGTTGGGGCAAATGTTATATTGGAAACTTGTGATGAAGGAGCAATATAAATAGAGCCGTTAATCAATCCTACCTTATGCTGATATAATAAAGTCTTGTCACCACCTGTAGTATCAGGATTGTATAACCAACGCATATAAGAACCTGCAGTAGTCCCGCCTTGAGAAAAAATCAGGTTATTAACCGTTGACGTTGCTATAGTAAACGCACCTTGTACTCTCGCAGTTCCATTGACATCAAATTTATAACCTGCGTCTGTAGATGTTCCAATAAGCGTGTTTCCGCTTGTAGAATTAAAGATGTTATTACCAATAGTATTGCGAAATGCAATTAGAGTGACATTTGTTAAATTGGTTGCTGTTGGCTCATATGATATACCATAGACAATACCCGGATTAGCGTTTCCGGTAAAATCATATGTTGTATATATTCTAAAATCTTTATAAGTTCCACCGCCTAAACCTGTGGCGGTTTTTGTACCTGTTAATCCAAATGAAAAATTGTTGTTTGTTGGGTCACTTAAACCTCCTCCACTTGTTAAATATGTACTATAGAATCCGAATGTAAAACTTTGTATCGGGCTTGCACCACCATTTGTGTAGGCTTGTAATACACTACCTCCTGCACTACCTGAAATTCCTAACAAATACGATATAGTTGCACTTGTAGGAGTTAAGAATCCATTGTAAGTAGTATTACCATTTAATCGAGTTGTTCCATTAACATCCAACCTAAATCCTGCATCAGTAAACGTACCACCGTTCTGTATAACAACGTTACCCGTTCCTCCAAAAATCCTCATCCGTTCAGTCAATGACTGAAGCGTAGTGCCGGTTGTTGTAGTAGTAGATGTAGAGAATGATACGTTGCCCGGAGTTCCTGTGCCTGTACCTTTACCTCCTGCGATAGTTATATTACCTCCGTTTCTATCTGCTGTATTCCCACCACCACTTGCGTTAATAGTTGTTGAGTTAGCATTTCCTCCACTCATAGCTTGAACACCACCGCCTATATAAACATCGTTTATACTATAAGTGCCTGAAACATCATCACCGCCAATTACAAGCTGTCTGCTTGCTGTTGTTGTAGCAAAAAGACCAATAGCTATTGATGCAGTATGAGCAGCAGTACCTCTATCACCAATCATTATAGAAAACGCTCCGCTTGCAGTAGTAATATTCCCAATAGCTATTGCTGATGCATTTGAAGCTGTACCACCAATAGCAACACTTCCGCTATTACTCGTAGAACCACTAATAGCTACACCTGCTGTTGCATTACCTCCTATTGCAATTGCACCATTAGTAGACTGTGCACCCTGTCCTAACCTTGAAATCGCAATACCTCCACCACTTGCATTAGCTGTGTATCCAATAGCCACATTACCTGTTCCTGTGCCAACTACAGCGCTATTACCTATAGATATACCAACAATAGAAGAATTATTAAAAGTTCCGCTACCAATAAAAATACCTCTATCAGCCGTTTGTGCAGTTGTGCCTGATGTAAGTAGATTTAAAGAAGTAGTACCAAAGTTTGTATAATAAACACTTGACCTTGTAGTCCCATTAACATCAAACTGAAATCCTGCATCGGTCGTAGTGCCAACACCTATTCTACCGTTAGAAAAGAATCTTGTTGTTGTGCTTCCTACAATATCTAATGAGTTAGTACTAAGTGTAAGAGCCCTGTTACCTGTCAGCGTTCCGTCACTATTGTAAATGTTTGTTCCACTATACTGAGGAATATTCAGCGTAGAGCCAACCAATGTAGCCGGTCCACTTGAACCGGTTGTAGTCAGTGTCAATGCATCCTGCTTACCATTAAACGTAGACCAATCCGCTGAACTTAAAAGTCCTCGATTCGTTACGTTTGCCGTAGGAATATTAAACGTATGAGTCGCTCCAACACTTGAGATGTTAAAGTCAGTACCACTTGAACCTGTACCAAAATATTGAACCTGTTCAATCAAACCGTTCAATGCTAATATGCCGGTAGAGAAAGTTGTAATAATCTGACAAAGATGCGGCCCCTCAGTATGAAGTGTAATCGTTCTACCTGAAGTAGCAATATACACCCTGATAGCTAATCTGTCAGTAAGGGTTAACGTTGTTTGAGGAACAGCCAATACTGTAATGTATAAGTCGATAGCCGTTCCACCTGTAATTCCTTTAGGGTTTACAGCATCGCTTGCTATCAACGTAAATACAACCCCATCATACTTGTATAACTCTACATAGTAAGAAGGAGTACCTCCTCCTGATGATGCACTAAAAAACAACTCAAACGTCCAATTGCCGGCAGGTATATTAAGTAAAGCAGGGACTCCTGCATCTGTAATAAACTGTGCAACATAACCATCTGTGCTGATATTAAAGTCCGTTCCTGCTCCCAAAATAGGAGTTTTGCTCATTTCATAGTATGTGTTACCTACAAATGTGCCTTGGTTAACACTACCATTCAGGTAATAAGATACAGAGGCTCCGCCACCACCTCCATTGGTAGGGAAATTTGCTAACGTACCATCACCTCTTATATATTGAGATGCAATACCTGCTCCTGTTATTGCAATCGTTCCATTGCTTGTTAATGGACTATTAGTCACATTAAATGCGCTTGGCATAGATACACCCACCGAAGTAAGTCCTAAGTCGGTCCAAGAAGCCGAAATCGTTCCGCCATCTTGCTGATTAAGTGTTAATGTCTTAGTTGTTGTCCCTGTAACAGCTGCACTAACAATTGAATTGTCGTATGCTGTATCCCAATTAGCAGAGTTGTCTGTAATATATGAAATAGTACCACCAACAGACTTTACTAAACCATTACCAAGTAAAGCATTTTGCTTGCTATTAAATGTAGTCCAATCAAGACTGCTTATATATCCATCTTGACTACCATTTCCTTGCTGAATGGTAAAAATGCCTGTTATATTATTATAAAGCAAAGGGGATGCAGCACTTATAGCATTCCTTGCCCTGTTATTTGTAAAGTATAAGTTTGTAATTCCCTCGGGAATGTTGTCTGAAATTAAGCTAACGGCTCCTGTAAATCCATTTACTGAAGTAACCGCATCTGTATTATCAACCTTTTGCCAAGTACCACCATTAAATATAGCCCAATCTCCTACTTTCCAATCAGAGATGCCGTTAAGATTTGTTGAACCGGCAACATTTACAACATAATAATGGCCTTGAACACCAATACTACTTGTAAGAATCGGGAAGTTTATATTAGCATTCCATGTTCCCTGATATTGAACACCTCCAACTAATCCGTTGATTTGATTTTGAAGTTTACCGAAGGCTGTCAAAATACTGTCTGTAGCAATAATCGAGCCCCCCATTATGTTCAAGCCCGTTAATATTTTTGATATTACAGCAGAATTGTTCAGCGTAATTGGAACAGAGCCGGGTCCTGTAGCCGTAGCTTCACCGGTAAGAGCAGTAATATAATTGCCTGCGTTCTGCTTCCCATCAAAATTAATCCAATCAGAAGAACTAAGGTATCCACTTTGTACACTATTAGCTACCTGTATACTAAATACTCCGGATATAGAATTAAAAAGTAATGGAGAAGCAGCAGAGTATGTCGGTAAATTAACCCATTTGATACCTGTGCCTGTGCTTGATAACACTTGACCGTTTGTTCCTGAAGAAGAAAATCCATCAGTTAATAATCCAAGAATATAAAGATTATCATTAATCGTTGCGGTATCCGTATTTACATCAAACGCTTCAAGGTTTGCATTAAGGATAATATCAACATCAGCTACGTCGCCTGATGTAAGAACCTGTTGCAATGTAGGTATTACCACCGGCATTGTGTACCAAGAAACACCTGTCCCCGTACTTATTAAAAAATCACCGGGTAATCCAATACTATCTGATGAATCAAAAAGTTTGCCTTCAACATGAACCTCTTCGCTTAAATAAGTTTTATATAATTCTGCTACATTAGTTACCTCAATATTAGTAGTAGTTATCTTGCCAAAAAGATTAATATTCTGTGTAGCCGTATTCCCATAATCCAAAACACCCTGCAAATTATTTGCAGGGATATTTGGAATAAATAGTTGAAGCAGTTCTAATAGGGTAAAGTTATATGTAACATCTTCGATTTCGCCACCAACGCTCGTGCCGATTAACTTGTCTGCTAATTTAGGAATAGGCACAACTTCGTATGTACTAATCTTTGACATTCCGCTAAAATTTTTTAATGTACTACTTTCAAATAATCACCTGTTCTATATATCTGACCAACAACCAATCCGCCTAATAAAGCAGCAGCATTATCAGCATATACCGGAACATCATCTATCACAATAGCAGGAGCGCTAAAGTGCGCTTGGAAAAGTTGCAATAACTCAGCCGGTGTAAAATTGTAAGTTACATTTGGCGGAGTTCCCTCTGTACGTGTGCCAACGAGTTTATCGTCCAACATTGGCAACGCATTTATTGGATATGAACTAATTTTTGACATCTTCTTTTGGTTTTATTTCTCCTGTTTGCATATTAATTACAGTATTCTCTCCGTATTTATTAATAAGATACTTCTCATTTTCAATAAAAGAGTCTTTAATCTTATTCGCCTCAGCAATATAAATTTGCTTTTGCAACTCAAGTTCTCCAAGAGCAATCTTAACCTTTGTATACTCTTGTGTCCCATTTTTGATAAAATTTAATTCTTCTGCTGTTAAATGTGGCATTTGATTTTATTTTGTTTGTACAAATATAATGATAAACTAACCTTTTACAATGTACCTATATCCAAGATATAAAAGCACGACAATCAGCAAAAGCCATAAGAGATTTGAATAGTTGGCTTTCCTGTCAATCTTCTTCTCAGAATCCTTGGCTTTTACTCTTTTTTTGACGGAAACTTGCCTTACTTCCGACTGCTGAGTGGTTGATTTTGACGAGTCAACTGTACGTTTACGGTTTTTTGTAGCCCGGACCTTGGCATTGAAATATTTGACGTTGCCGATTATAATCGGCTTTGAGGTATCAATTGGAGTTATCTCAAACTCTTCGCTACTATCAATCGTAGTAATAGCGTTTTGAATTGTATTGATTTGATGCTTCTGCTCTACAACAGAACTATCTGTACTCGTTTGCGTTTTACTCTCAGATTTTGTAAGTTTTTTTGCTGCACAGCCAAATAAAAAGAAAACCCATAACAATAGTAAAATATATTTGCGCATTGTTTTAAATTAAGACATAGCCACCCTTGTCAACAGTACCCTGATTGAGCAACTTCTGCAGTTCAGTAATGGACTTACCAAATGTTTTTTGAAAATGAGGAGCATCTACAAACTTCCAATCGCCTCCCCATTCCCATCCATATCTCTTAAAGATGGTTACGATTTCAATCCAATCAGATTTACGGTCTCCATCAAAATCAGCTTTGGTATCCCAAGAAGCAGACTCCTTTGTCCCATTCCCATCTTTGTCTATTAACAGAACAATATCAATAGCCAACCCATAGTTGTGATAAGATTGGCCACCTCTTGCATTAGTTACTTTTCTCCCCGGCTTTGTTCTTCCTTGAGCAAACAATTCATCCTGCTCTTTGATTGTTCGCAGGGTGTAAGAAAAACGACAACCGGCAGAGCCGGTTAATTGTTCAATAATTTCATCATATATTTCAAAAGCCTCTTCTCTTAACGTTGGATGAAGCAAAGCGATTCTATCTAAAGTAATTTTATCTTTCATCTTATCTCATTTACATCTGATTTTAACTCTTTCGCACGACTAAGAGCCTTCTTTAACATTGACCAAATGTTAATGTTAAAAGCCTGCTCAATATTTTCTTTTATCGAAACCAATTCAATAAAAAGCAAAAGCATTGCTGATATTTTTGTAAACATAAATTCAAACCCAAAAGCGTGTTTAACAAATTCATTCAGCAAATATTTATCCATTAAAAACAAAAACAATACGCAAGTTTCATATAAAAGCATTTTGCTTATAATACTCGACAAGTTTCTACTTGTAAAACTCTTCCAACCTTTCAATTTAACTGATTTGAAAATTCCTGTAAATGTGTCGAGAATAATAGCAGACGCTACGGCCACCAATAATCCATGTATCGGTGTAAATAAAATTATTAAAGAAGCGAATGCGTAGTTCAAGTATTTCATCTTCCTTGACCTTTGTATGGTTTATTATAAAGTTTACTTCTCTTGTTTGTACTCGTCTTTGTCTTTGCAGCAACGCCTCTCTTCTTTGGCTTCTTTGCGTAAGATGATGATGCTATAACTTTTGCCATCTTTTAATTTTTACCAAAGTGCATTAATAAGCGTTGCAGTTGTACCACTTGCAACCGAATGAACTTTAACTACCTGAACAGGAAGTATTGTGCCTACCGGAACTGCATTAAATGTAACTATATCTTGCCCAATTGTTGTAACTCTTACATTACCGGCACCTCCTACAAATAAAAAACATCCCGGATTGCCGTTTGAGGTCTGAGGACTTGCCTGATATACTACATATGCTTTAGCTGTTGCTGCAAAAATATTAGCATTTAGGAGCAGTGTTGTTGCATTTACAACAGAAACAACTGTTGCTACAGTGCCATCAGTTGTATTGTATACGACATCTCCTGTTGCGACACCTTTTGTAATAAAATCAGCAGCAGCATCTACAAGAGACGATGCGACTACAGATGTATTTGTTCCAACAGCAATGTCTGATGGATATGGAATATCTGCATTATCTGTTGGTATTACACGTAATGCTCTTGAGAACGTTGTTTTAAAAACTGACATAGTTTATTTTTTTTCTTGGTAAGGGAATGCTCTGTTTAATGCGTCTCTTCTTTGCTTACAACCACAATCTTTACCGGTAATTTTTGAAACAGTTTCAACAACTTTTTTTATTCCGGTAGCTGTAGTTATTTTTTCTATCGAATCACCGAGACCTTTGCTTTTCGATTTTTGTTCCATTTGATTTGAGTTTAAATATTTGAAACCCTTCTTCCCATTCCGACCCTTGACTTTTCTGCCTTTTTAGCCGCAAGTTTAGAAGGACTTATTTCTGATTTTGTTTTTGGTGTCTTTGAAGACACTCGCTTTGTTGGCCTGCAGTATTCATTCTTTCCACCGGCACCACACGCTTTACCGGTTCTTGTATCCTGCCACTTCTCTTTCTCCCATCTTTTCAAACTACTTCCTTCCTCAGATTTGCGAACACTGCCTGATGCCTTCCGGCACTTAGCAATCGCTTGCGAAGCACGAGCCGAAGGGAACACATCATACGATGCTTTGACTTTTTTGTAGCAAGCGTCTTTCATCTTTTTAGTCTCACACTGTTTTTAGAAGGGTTGTACTTAAATTCACTCTTTGGCTTGCCGGTAGCTTTCGAGGCTCTATCTTTCGCTCTCTCCTCAGCTGTCATTGCATTCCTTTTCATCCCCTCTTTTGTATAAGTCTTACCATCTGCCTTCAAGTGTCCACGCTTTTGCAAAATACTTATGGCCAATCCACGGTCTCCAACCTGAGCAGTCAATCGCTCAATTAATTTACCACGTCCCATAAACTTTTGCGTTGCCATTAATACTTTCCTTTACGTCCTTTCGGATTGCTTTGTGTTGAGCCGCCCGGTCCTGCCCATAGATTCTTACAAGCCCAATATCTCGGAGTCAGCTTATCATTTGCTGAGTCGCAACCATGTCTTGCTTTGAAACTTTTACGTGCAGCTGCACTGTAATTATGGCCATAACCCTTTGCTCCAAAGTGGAGGAGTTTCTCCTCCCCTCCGGAACAGGCTTTTACCATCCTCTTCTTACCGGGTCTGTCCGATGGAACAGGACGGTTGCATTTCATTTTTGATTTGTCTGCCATAGCATTACTGACGGAACGCACGAGTTGTGTGCCCGGGTGTTGTTACGACATCTTTTTTCTTTAACTCAGGTAGGGCATACGCATCTTTTGGAGATACAGCTTTCTCAACCTCAGCAATTGTCTCTTCAGAAAGCTGAACGTCTTCCTGAATTACTTCTTCTACTACTTTACTTTTTGCCATAAAAAATTATTTAGCTTTTTTCATTAATTTTTTAGTTACTGATGCGGCACCTTTTGTCATAGACAAAGTCTTACCTTTCAGCGGATTCTTAATGCTTGGGCCACCGCCTGTTGGTGCTTTCAACTTAGAAGATGCCGGGAGATTTGGAATTGACTTTTTCATTTTTTTTTGTTTTATATGATTAATTAATCTTGTAACGTAACTAATTTACCTAACTTACTTGTAGATGAAAGTTTTGCTGAAGAATTTTTTCGTTGTTGTCTATTCTTAGCAAGATTGTCTTTTAATTTTTCTTTCCCCGCTTGAATAGCTTGAATTTTTAACGCTTGCTTATTCTTAAATGTAATAGCATCTAAATCTTGGCGAAGTGTATTTACTTTTTCTTCAGTAGTTTTTTCTGTCTGTTTTTGATTAGAAGCCATAACTTAATTTTTTTAGCTTTGCCTTACAAATGTAATAAATTAAATCAAATGAAATCAAAACCACACGACTACCTAAAATTTTGGCGGGTAATCCGCTATTACGTAAAAGCCAAACACAAGTTAAGTCAGGCCGACCTTGACATTATCCTGTTCTTATACTCTGAAGGATACTTCGGACAAGATTCTTTTGAAAAATTTGTTGAACTTGTAAGTTGGGACATTAACCGATTCAAACGTCTGAAGCGTGAAGGATGGATAGAACTCTTCAGAAAAAGAAGCGGAAAGAAACGGGCGCTTTATCAGTTAAGTTATAAAGCTACCCGTCTTGTACTTGACATTTACAGAAAACTAAACGGGGAAGAAATCCCCGTTAGTAAGTCTGCTAACCCTATGTTTTTAAAGAATGTGTCTTATAACGATAAGGTATACCGTAACATGATTCTTGAAATGAATGCTTATAACCGAGCGCAAAACAAACTCAAGAAAACTGACGATTAGATAACCACTACTACGTCACGTTCAGATATAATCGTGAACTGCTCGTCATTAATGAGCATAGTGAAGCTGTGCGACTTGTCATAATACAGGTCGTCACCTTCGTCAATAACACTCACGTCAGTTCCGGGTGCTACCACTGTCGCTCTTTTGTAGCGCAGTTGATTGGTATCCTCACCCGACAGTATCAATCCGGACTCAGTCTTTATCGACTCAGCCACGTCCTTCACTACGATATACTTTCCAATTGGTCTCATACTTGGTTTTATTGCTGCTCGTAAGACCGAGCCATTGTGATAATTGCGTTTGTACTGAGAATAGTGGTTGCTACGCTTACTGCGTTCTGCAGGGCTGACCGTGTCACCTTCAACGGGTCAATAACACCCATACCAATCAGGTCTCCCATCTCTCCCGTCTTCAGATTGTAACCATGACCCATCGGAACCTCGCCTTTGTAAACCTCACTTGGTTTAAGTCCCGCATTGGTCAGTATCTGCTGAAACGGAGCCATGAGTGCATTCCTTAAAATGTCAAGAGCAGCAGTATACTCCCGGCTCATACCATCGTGACCAACTAAAAATGCACTCTCCTCAAGCAGTGCTTTACCGGCACCGGGTAAGATACCTTCCTCTAACGCTGAACGGACAGCACATACTGCATCATCAACTCTATCATACAACTCCTTCTGCTCAAGGTCAGTCTGACCGCCCACAAAAATAACACCGATGCCACCACTGAGCGAAGCAATACGCTCCAAAATGAAGTCTTTGTCCGCTTTGCGTGTCGCTTGCTTATGTGCGTCCCATAATTGAGCCACTCTCTCCTCCACCTGTGCCTCGTCACACTTAGCCGAACTGCGGATAATAACCGTTTTATCTTTTCCAATAATCACTTTTGCTGCATGGCCTAAGTCTCCATAGTTGATATGGCTTAAGTCGTCACCTGTTTTCTCGCTGAAGTAGGTAGCACCAACGCTGATAGCGATGTCCTGCATCAACTCATGCTGCTTGTAACCAAAATTAGGAGGAGGAATCGCCACCACTTTCAGGTTTCCTTTCACGGTATTGGCCGCAAGCGTATTTACAACATTTGTATTGCACGGAGATATAATCAACAGCTTCTTACCTTCTGTAATAATAGGCTTCAGCACGTTCTCAATCTGCAGGATATTTGAAATCTCAGTGTCAGCTACCAAGACCATCACATCCTCAAACACGCACTCATCTTTTTTGGCATCATTAATGAACAAAGGGCTCAGATACCCTCTGTCAATCTTCAATCCCTTGGTCGTCTCTGCATAAGTCTCAGCAGTTTGGCTGCGCTCAACCGTTACGATGCCGGTCTTGCCAACATCTTTATACACCTCAGAAATAATTTTACCTATCTCACGGTCATTGTTCGCTGAAATAGAGGCCACGTCTAAGAGCATGGAGGCACTAACCTTTTTTGCTCTACGCCTTAACTTGTCCACCACCTTGTTACTCATGTCCACCATATGCCTCAACACCTCCGTCCGGTTCATATCCTCTTTAATATGCTCAAGACCTCCAAGAACTAACCCTTCTGTCAACACAATAGCAGTTGTAGTTCCATCACCGGCTGACGTTGCCGTCTTCTCTGCCGCCTCCTTCATCATCTTAACCGCAAGGTTCTCCGATGGGTCAAGCAGGTCAATAGACTTAGCAACAGTCACACCATCTTTGGTCACAGTGATGCCATGCGTGTGATACGGACTCTCAATCAGCACCGTATTGCCACCCGGCCCAAGCGTTGACTTGACCGCCTTCGACATCTTTACCACTCCATTGATTAACTTTTTACGGCCTGTATCGCCAAAGTCTAAGTTTTTTGGAGAATATCCCACTCCTGAGGTCTCAACCATTTGATTCATACTTGATTTTATTTGTGATGTACAAATATAGTCAGTCAATAGTACATTAACAACCTTTTTTAGAAACACCATTACAGATTGGTGGCGTGGAACGCAGCCGGTGTGTCGATTTTTTTAAGGCCAATGTCGAATTTTGTCGACTTTATGACAAATATTTGAAGACTAAAAATCAATGAAACCCAATGCAGTAAATGGTTTTAGAAAAATACAGCAAAAAAACTGCTGCCAAAACATCACCCTCCCCTATATATATATATATATTCCCCCTCTCTCTATTATTTTTATTATTATAAACTTCTTTATTTTTCGACATAATCGACATAAAAAGAATATAGTATTAATAACCAATTAGTTATAAAAATTAAAACGACATAAAAACGACATAAAAGAAGGGTATTCATGTCGATTCTATCATGGACTGAAATAAAAAAGGGAACCTAAGAATAGGCTCCCACATTCACTAAATACAAAAACAAACTCAATCCATCTCAGGACCTTCCATCATCTCAGACTTAATGTTTCCCAAAAATACAGCCTCAGACATCATCTGAACCTTCTGAGAACGCTTCATGTCCTTACGAATCGAAGCAGCCTGAGCAATACCGGTAATACCATCAGGACGATTGTTAATCTGCATACCACCACTCACACTTAAACCAAAACTCGCACCCTTCTGTTGGTATATACTATTCGACAAGTCCTTCTTGTAAACACTGTTACTGAATCTTAATTTCATAAAATGATTTTTTAACGTGAAACATAAAGATAAAACTTTTTGAGATACAAGTACTGTTTGGGCTATATAGCGGTTTTGCGTTGCGGTGCTCGGACCGAAAGTCATTTTTTTTTCGACGGGTGGGGGTGCGTTTCTGAAAATTCCTTCAAACATTTTTGGCGTTTTCCATGGGCTGATATGTGAACGGGG